AGCTGGATGCCGTAGCGGGTGGTGCCATGGCAGAACCGCACCGACCCACCACCAAACCCGCGCTCGGTGGTGATAGGGAACAGCCCGAACCCGTACCGGCGGGTGGAGGGCACGATCGCCGGGAAAGCAGCCATCAGTTCTGCAGGGTGATCACGCTGCTGCCGACGCTGAAGGTGGTGTTACTGGTGGTGACGTTCCCGCCGAAGTCGTTGTAGAACACCAGCAGGTCATTGGCCGCGGTCCCGGTGGACTTGTAGACCACGGCGCCGGCAGCGGTGATCGTGGAGCTGGCCCAGGATTCGGCGGCGAACGTCAGCGTGGTGCGGTCGTTCGCGTTGTCGCGGGCCACGGTGCAGGTCACGGTCTTGCCGCCAGCGGTGTATCCGCCCGATGCGGCCACCTCGTTGGTCACGTCGGCCCGGTCGGCGTGCGTGTCCTTGTTCGGGGTGTAGCTGCTGGTCACCAGCAGCATCTTGAAGGTGTTGGTGTCCGGGTCGATGTTGCCCCGCGCTAGGTCTTCGTGGAAGGAGTTGTAGATCAGGCTGGCCATGGTGGTCTGGGGGTTGGGGTCAGGCTAGGCAGAGGTCAGATCGCCTCGCGACGGAAGGCGCGGACTCGCTGGGCGCTATTTTTGTTTAAGCCAAAGGACAGTTGTCCAAAGGCAAAGTCATCAGTCCATCCGCGTGCTGTGTCTGCGGAAGCCTGAGTTGACGACCAGTGCAGGTTTGGCAGAAAAGCCTCACTGTTTCCGGTTTGGAATGCACTTACAGCAGTTTGGCCCGGAACAGTAGTGGTGTAGTTCGCCACTCTTGCTGGCACTGAATAAGCATTAACTCCGCTGTTTGTCGTGTTATTGGCTGTGCCAGGTTTGAGATTAAAATACGCAATTTCAAGCTCAAGCCTTGACGGCAAATACCAATCCGTGAATCCGCCAATTGATAGGTTGACGCAAAACTCAGCAGCAGGGTGGCTAGTGATTCCTGCGGTAACCATTGCAGCGGTATTGGCAGCGCCATTAAAGTCGCTGCCCGTGCCCGTCGTTGCGCTGGCGGTTGTCTTAACGGTGAGCATTGTCGTCAGCGTGTACCCGGTTCCAGACGCTCCGGTTGCCGCAGGCGCCACGATCAACCTGTGAGTTGCAACGCCATTAGCCGTGTGCGAGATGTAGCCAGCAAAGTATCCGCCGCCGTATGCGTCTCCAATGCTGGGCTCAACCACACCGCCATCAGCCACCCCGGCCACTAGGCTCAGTACGACTGTTTCGTTGATGCCTTCTGCTCCTAAGTTGAGCGCATCCCCGGTGAATACGCTTAAGGCGATGCCTCCAGTTGTGAATCCGCTGGCGGTGCTATCACCTATCACTTCGCCAGCCGTCAGTGATAGAGCGATTGCTTGATTCAGTCCGTTTTGCGCACTAAACGCAGCCCCGGCAGACAGGCTGAGCGCAACTGATTCGCCGATGCCCGGCACGTACTCACCGCCAGCAGCGGTGCCAGTTCTTAGCCGCAGCCGCAGAAACAGATCAGCGCCTACCACACTGGCAGCAACAGGCGGCACCGTCTCCAGTGTCAGGCTGACGTTGTGGCCGCCGCAGGGTAGATCCTCAACCGAACCTGGCCCTGCGTACCGCCACAGGTAGTTACCTGGCACGTAGTCGGTAATGCTGCCGTAGCTCACCACATCAGTCGGCAGCGCAAACGATCTAAACTCGCCTTGCCTGTTGCTGTAGTGATTCCAAATGTCGAGCATCTCGGCCTCACCCAGTCCCAAAAAGGTGAGCCGTAGCTGTGCGGCGAGGAATACGTTGCTGTGCCTGACCCGATTCTGAGCGCCGCTGAATCCGTTGAATGCCGTCGCCGGATACTCGCCAGGGGTGAAGGTGCGAGAGCTGGGGACCAGGTCGGGGAAGGTGCTCATTACGACAGTTTGGGCAGGTCTTCAATAAAAACAGTGTTGTCTGGGTCGTCGGCAAATGTGATTTCTGCGTTTCGAGATTCAGACCATTCCACGCTCTTGTAAAGCACGAACAGATTCGATCCGCCTAAGTTCATGACAATGGTTGAAGCAGGCTGAGAGACTCTTGTGACCCGGATGATCAGACCCGGCACACCGTAATTTGAACTGGTGTCAACAAAACAAGTACGACCAGGGCCTCCGTCAAAATCAAGATTAGTTACCTGAATTGTTAAGACGCCTTTTAAAGTTATGCTTTGTTCTTTTGATACGCTGGGCACAGGCGTGCAGGTAAACGGAGCAAAGCAGTCGCAGAACGTTGCCCCTCCGTCGATTATCGCTTTAATGGTTAGATCTCTGCCGCCTGCGTCGTAGGTTCCGTCTCTTGATGGCGGGCTAGGCTCAGAATCACCTAGCAAACACGGATCAGTGATATACGTCTCGCCATCATTTTCATATTCAAAGGAGACGAATCGGTAGTTCCAATCATTGGTGCCCTGTGCATTGGAGCCAAGCTCATCAGGCGGAAAAACCGGGATGGAGAATCCTGTTCTTGGTACACGCACCTCCGATCCAGGTACCACGTTGCCGTCTAGGTCTAGGTTGCCAATGATTGCAACGGTCGGAGTGTCTTCGGGCACGCCCTGCGGCGGCTGTCCCTCAAAGGAGTTTTGTTGCGGTGCTGGGCAGGCAAGCACCACGTTTGGTCGGAGATCTAGTGCGTCGCCTGGGTTGGGATCGGGTTCAGGGAGCCCGCCACCGCCGCCACCGCCGCCGCCGCCGCCGCCGCCATCAATCGGCACCTCAGGATCAATCGGCGTAACCTCCCCACCCGGATCAGGATCGGGAATCGTCCAATCATCGTCAGGGATCTCGTCGTCATCCTCTGGCGAGTTCAGGTCACAGCCCAGGCCTGTGGTGTTGCAGTCGTAGAGATACCCCGTGCCCTGCGCGTTCACCACGTCCAGGGCGATCAGGCTGCGCAGCTGGGAATCTACCGGCATGTGGGAGCACTCGTAGCCCACGTCGCCGGACAGGGTCTTGGTGATCCGCTCCACCTGGTAGATGTAGTCATGGAACGCAGCGGCGCCACCAAACGGATCCCGGGTCAGGCGGACCTGCACGATGCTGCCCTGCTGGAGCAGGGTGTTGTGCGCCTGAGGCCGCACCTTGAATCGGATCGTGTGGGTGCTGCGCACACGCTTGGAGAGGATGTAGGCGCCGACCTTCACGGCGTGATCCTCGCGGGTGCAGAACGCGCTCAGGTCGTGCGATTCGTAGGGGCCGTTCTCTGCTGTGCCTTGGTACCGCACCTCGGCGGTGCGCATCATCCCCAGGCAGTCCTCAAACTCCTGGCGCCAGATCATCTGCGCCACGAATGGCTGGCTGCTGCTCCAATCGCTGTAGCGAATATCGACGGAGCCAGGGACCACCAAGTCGTCGTTGAACACGTACTCCACGGTGAGCGCCGTAGTTTTGATCGTGCCGTCGCTGTTCACCGGCAGCAGCGGTTTCAGGCCCTGCCGCCCGTTCGCCGTCGCTGGCCTGAGTAGGTGGTAGCGGCCCCACCGGCTGAGCAGGTCGCTGTAGTTGATCGACTCCCTGATCCAGCAGTTGGTGGTGATGTCGTTGGCGTCGAGAAACCGGCTGGCATCGGTGATCGAATCGGTGTCGATCAGCGGCAGCGGGATGCGGGCCGACTTGTCCATCAGCCAGTACGCCAGATCAGCGAACGAATCGCTCGGCGCTGCGGCCTGGTTGTCGAGCCAGCGTTTCACGTCCATGCCCTCCCGCACGAACACATGAACCTGGCGGTTCCACACGTCGAATCCATCAGGGATCGTGACTTCAAAGGAGAGCGTGCTGATCCCCCGGTAGCGGCCGACCGAGCCGCAGTGGTAGGTAGCCTCGGGCTTGTCAAATCCCTCCCGCAGCTGGATCACGTTGGCCGGCTCCCAGCTCCCGGCGCGGCGGTCGTAGGTCTGCGCGGCGCTGCCCACCCGGCACTGGCGCTGGAAGATGTCTCGCACCTGAAGCTGGCCGATTTGGCCCTCACTCAGGACCAAGTGGTAGTAGGCCGTGACGGCGTTGCTGGTGTCGTTCTCAAACCGGCATTCAGTGGCCTTCGGTGAAATGAACACCCCGCCTGTGCCGTTCCGCCTGCGGCCGAACACGATCGGCACCGGATCGCCGATCACGTGCGCAGCCTGCTGCACATCGAGAGGGTTGTTGCCCTCTGCGCCGCTCTGCTCCGATGGCGTCGGGGTCTGGCCGGCCTGGATCGCCAGCAGGGCCAGGGGGTCGGTGCCGCGGATGAATGAGCTCATAACCGGCACCCCACGCCCATGAGCGCTGTCGTCAGTGTGCGGGGCGGCACTGTTGCGCCGACCGGGGCCAGTGCGCTGCCGAGCTCCAGGGTGAACGAGGTGACCGTGGCGGCAGCGCCCACCACCTGGCCGTTGAACTGGGCCACGAGCTCCTGGCCTGCCACTGGGCCAGCAGCTGCGGCGAAGTCATCGAACTGGTAGACCTGCAGCTCAGCGACCCAGCCTGCCGCCCGCGCCCGCTCGCACACCACCACGGCCCGGGGTGTGGCGGGGAGCCGGACGCTGATCGCCTGCTCTGCGCCGCTGTCGCCCTCCACGAACCCGTCAGCGATCAACGCCACGTAATCCCACTGCGCTGAGCTCCAGGTCACCTGCGTGGACCAGTACGACTGCCAGCGCTCACGCACGATTCCCGATGCGTCGGTGAGCTTGAGGAACTGTGCTTGTGCCCTGGCCATCGCTCAGCTCCACCCCAGCGCGGTGCGCGCCTGTGGTGTGCGCAGGGTGCCCACCACCTGCTCAGCGACCTGCTGCAGGCCCCGTTCATAATCATCCATCGAGACCCAGCGGGAGCCGTCCTGCTGCTGCATCACCGGGCCCGTGGTGACGTTGATCTGTGGGGATGCAGAACCGGATTCGGAGCGGCTGGAGGCACGCGAAGGGATCACGTCAGCGCCTCGGGCGCCTGCCAGGAAGCGGGAGCTGGCGGCCTGCATCTTGCTGGCGGGGATAATGTACTCATCCTCTCCACCCTCGCCCACCATTGCCAGGGTGGGGCGGGTCACAACGGCGCCCTGAGCGAAGGCGGGGACGGAGACGTAGCCGAGCTGGGGAATGTCTGGGGCGACGGGAATGCTGTTGTAGCCCCGGATCACATAGTTCACCCTGTCAATCAGGGAATTAATCCCGTTGGCGATGAACTGCATCACACCGCGGAACACGTTGCGGATCACGTCGATCACATAGGTCCAGACGCCCACCACCCGATCGCGCACGGTTTCCATTGCCCGGGGCAGAAACTCGGTCAGGGTTGACCAAGCGTTGCGGATCGGTTCGACCAGATAGGTATTGAACGCTTCACCCATGGCAGTCCAAATACCCACCACCGCATCACGCCACGTATCGACGATGCCTTGCAGGGTGGAGAAATCGCCGCTCCAGATCTTGCGGATTTCATTGCCCCATGCCTTAATTGCGCCGGTGAGGGTGTTCAGGCTGGCGGTGACGATGCCCACCACCGCATCCCACAGCCGCACGAACGGCTCGCGGGCGAACTCGCTCCACTCCCAGAGCCAGGAGACAAACTGCGTCAGGGGCTCACGGAATGCAATCGCCATGGCCACCACCGCAGCGATGGCCAGCACGGTCCAGCCGACGGGGCCCAGGAGCGCCAGCAACCCAGGGATGAACGTGCCGGCCACCCAGCCGATGAATCCCAGCAGGGCGCCTTTCATCGCGGCCACCGCAACGATCACCACGGTCTGCAGGCCGGCCCAGCCCACCGCTAGGGATGAGATCGCGAGCACCGCCTTGAGGCTGCCCAGCAGGGTGATAAACGACACGATCGCTGGCGCCAAGATCACCAGCCCGGCCAGCGCCGCAGTCAGGGTCACCACGACGGCAGTGAGCAGTGGGAACCGGCCAGCGAGGTCGGCCACGACTGACAGCACCGGAGTCAGCGCACCCAGCATCAGGTTGATCGCCGGGAGCAGGCCTTCGCCAATCGCGATCTGCAGGGCCGTGATGTTGTTCTGCAGTAGCTGGAAATTGTTGGCCGATGTGCCAGCCCTTGCCTCAAACTCGGCCAGCATCGATCCGGCGTATTGACTTTTGTCGCCAACCAGCCCGATCGCCTGATCAAACAGCTGCATGTTGGTGATCAGGGGGGTTAGCGCTCGCGCCTCATCACCGAACACCTCGCTGATCGTGGACACCCGCATTTCAGCGGGCATCTGCGAAATGCGCTGGAACACATCGCGGATCGTTCCGACTGCATCGGTCTGCATGTCTTTGGCCACTTGGTTCACATCCAGGCCCAGCGCCTTGAACGCTGCCGCCTGTTTCGCCGTGGCGGATTCGCCCTTGGTGAGCGCCCTGATCAGGTTGCGGAAGCTGGTGGCCGCCACGTCAGGTTCAGCGCCGGCGGCGATCATTGCGGAGCCCAGTGCGGCGGTTTGCTCGGTGGTCATGGCCACCTGCTTGCCCACCGCGCCAGCCCGCAGCATGAAGTTGTTCACCTCAGCGGCCGAGCTGGCCATGCTGTTGCTGAGGAAGTTCATGGCGTCGGCCAGGTCCACCACCTCCGGCTGACTCAGGCCTAGGCTGGTGCGGAGCTTGGCCATCGCCGTGCCGGCCTCATCGGCGGTGATGTCGAAGGCGATCCCCATCTGAGCGGCTTGACGGGTGAAGTCGGCCAGCTCCTCGCGCGGAATGCCTGACTGGCCAGCGGCGGCCATGATTGCGGCCAGGCCCTTGGCGCTCACCGGCAGCTCTTTGCTGAGGCCGATGATCTCCTGCTTCATTTCCTTCAGGCCTTCGGCCGATTCCAGGCCCGGCACCACCTTGCGCACGTCGGCCATCGCGCTCTCAAAGTCGATCGCAGCCCGAGCGCTGGTGCCCAGGGCCACGCCAATGCCCGCCGCCCCAGCAGCAGCAACCTGCCAGGTGGCCGAGTTCACCACGGCAGCAAACGAGGTCTTGGCATCCTTCGCCGTCTTCTCAGCCCCGCCGATCGCCCGCTCCAGCTTCGTGACTTCCTCAAGCCCTACAACCTTCGCCGCGATCCGCAGCACCGCCTCCAAATTCATCGCCATCAGCGGCGCCCTCCTTTCGGCTGCTTCGGTTCGGCCGCCCGGTTGATCAGTTCCTTGGCGCGGCTCTCCATGATCTGCAGATCCTCCAGGGCCTGGCGCCGGTTACCCACAGTGTAAAGATCCATCATTTGCAACACCACGGAATAGTCGAGGCCCACCACGCCGGAGCCGCCAACACGCCACTGGGTCTGGCACTGCAGGAACAGCATCACGGCGTCTTCGTGCTCGGGCCAGACCTCGAACTGCTTCGGGTTCTGCACCACCTCCGGCAGGCAGCTCACGTCTGCTCCGTAGGCCCTGAGGTCCGCCATCAGGTCATCATTGGCGCCGCCGTCACCGTGCCACCAGTGGTCTACCGCCCCGGCGAGGTTGGCTTTTTTGCCACTTCCATTGAGTCAAACCAGGCGCGGATGATCTGCCCGGCGATGGTGGGGATCTTTAGCAGTTGATCCAGCGCGGCTTCAGAGAATGGCACATCTTTGCCGGCGTCGTCAGTGATGCCGGCCCAGTCGATCACAATTTCTTTGGCAGCAGCAAGAAACTCATCGATGTCATTGTCATCTTCGCCTTTCTCCATTCCTCGGGCTAGTTTGACAATTTGGTTAATCCTGTCTTGCGGCAGCCGCTTGAACTCCGCATCGAACGAGTGTTTCTCCCGCCGGCCGCCATCAACCGGGATCAGCAGAGGGACCGGCCAGGTATAGCTGGCCGACTGCTTCAGAACGAAGGACATGGGTGTTCAGTGAGTGGTGGTGAAGATCAGGTGAGCACCAGGCTCATCTCGTTGTTGGCTGCAGTCGCCTGCGCCATGTAGGGCACGTTGAGCATCTGAATCCCGTCGCTGTCTGCGTAGGTCGGGGAATCGATGTTGCACTGGCCCATGCTCAGGGTCACGATGTTCCCTGCGGTCTGGCCGTGCTGCCAGGCGATGGTGCCGGTGGCCTGGCTGATCACCTGGGCGAAGTAGTCCTTCTCACCAGAACCGGAGCCGATCACCGGGGCCTCAATCACCGCTTCGCCAGAGGGCAGGCGGTTGGTGATGGGGTACTGCTGCGTGCAGCCCGCCAGCTGACGGAGGGGGATCTCGTTGCCCAGGTTCAGGGTGAAGGATTCCATGCAGGCTGTGGTCAGGCCCAGGATGTTCACGCCGGTGGTGTTGGCGTTGTTGACGATGACCGGCGTTGCCTGATTGGCGAAGGTCGGGGTCAGTTGGGCCTCGGTGGCGGCAGCCACGTACTCACCGAAAAACTCGAAGCTGATCCTGGGAATCTCGCCGGCCGCCAGGTTGAAGGTGGCGTTGCCACGGCAGCCCCTCAGGCGGTGGCGGTTGCCGTCGTTGTTGAAGTCGAAGCTGACGCCAACGATCCCGGTCATCGCCGGGGCGTAGGTCACTGAGGTGGTGGCCACCACCGTCTCGCCGAACCCGCAGGCCCGCAGCAATCGGCCCCAGCGGGGGGCAGTGCCGGCCGTGCCCGATCCCGCCAGCTCCACGTCAAAGGTGACCGTGCCCACCCGTTGGCCGACGATCTTGGGCCGGTTGCCGAAATACGGCAGCACCAGCTCGCGATCGATCAGGCCTGCGTCGAGGGGCTGACAGTCCAGGTTCTGCACCAACAGGGCGTCAGTGCCGGCGACCGTCTCGAAGGTGCCGTAGCTCGCCTCCACTGCCGCCAGCAGAAGGCGCCTATGCGTCGATTTCGTCATTGCTCGGAGCGGGGGCAGGGGTGGGCATCACGCACTCAGCGGGCTTGCAGTCCTGGTTGATCCACTTGCCGGTGGCCTCGTCCAGCAGATAGCTGCCGCCATCGGTCGGCCGGGGGTCAGGCTCAGGTTTGGATCGCGCCATGCGGAGGGGTGAGGTTCCGTACTTGCAGCCTATGCACCCAGATCCGTCACGCTGGTGCGGTAGCGGATCCGGTACGACAGCACCTCCACCACAGCGGCGCCATCGGCGGCATCGAACTCCGGGTTGCGGCTCAGGGGCCAGATGTCCATCGCCAGCCCACCTAGGCTGCGATCGGCCATTAGGAGGCTGTGAACGGACTGCACGACGGGATCCGCCACCTGGTCAGGGATCAGGCCACGAGCGTAGACGGCGACCACCAGCGTCAGGGTGTGGTCGATTTTGCAGGTGCTGACGGCCTCGGGACCGGATGACTCAGGGCCGGGCTCAACGATCACCGACGGCGATTCACTGCGGCTGAAAGCCTCTTGGCGGCTCCGATACACCCGCCCGCTCACGCCGCTGGTGGCCGCCAGGGTGGTGGCGACTTGGGCGAGGATTTGTTCGCGTTTGGTGGTGGTCATGGGATCGCCGCCGCGATGGCGTTGATCAGAGCGGTCACGCGGGCGTCAAGCAGGGCGAGGTTTAGGGATTCGCCGATGGAGTAGAAGGCTAGGCGTGATGTGGCGTAAGAATCGGGTGGTGTCCCTGGTCGAGCATAAAATAGAATGTTGCTGTTATTAGGAGCGCCGGAATTAGCTAATACCGTAGTATTAGACAAGTTTGTTCTGCAAGTGTAGTTAATCGAACTGGATCTAGAAACCCCTAGAAGGCCGACAACAGGTAAGGGTACTGAATTAAAAGTTCCCACATCGTTATTGCAACTGGCAAAGCCATCAGTCGCCAAACCTGTTCTTCCAGTAGTGCCGGCTGTGCCAGAGTTAAAAATACTGCCGGTGCCAACCGTGCTGACATACGCGGCAACGTGTTTACTGTTTTGCGGATCAGCAATGTTATTGCGCCCACTATTGATGTAGTTATTCGTCCCATTCCCCGCCGTCCCCGTTTTTCGATTGTAATTCCACCCGCCTTCAGTGCCGAACCGAGTCGGCGCCGCCCCCACCAATGGCACCAGCGCACCGGCCAGTGTGCGGGCGCCGGCCATGATCGGCGCGGCTTTGATGATGCTGTTGGCTTGGCTCAGCACGCCGCCGCTGGTGCCCAGGTCGCCGACGTTGATTGAGTCGCGGATAAACACGTCGTAGGCGTCACGCACGCCAACCTCTAGGCCCAGCGTGTTGCCCGCTGCTACATCAGCAGCCACCACCCGGTCGATGTAATCCTGAACGGGGCCGATGTAGGCGCTAAACCTCCCCGTCCCAACCCAGATAATCGCCATCAGCTCACCCCCGGCGACAGCGAGTAAACGCCCGACAGGCGGTGCTCATCCATCAGCGCCAGCAGCTCAGCCAGCCCCTCGGCGCTCAACTGGAGCTGCCCCAGCAGCAGCCAGATCGCTTGCTGCAGTGCAGGGCGGTTCTCGCGGCCACTGAGGGAGTCCTGGATCGCGCCGAGAAACACCGTCATCGCGGCGGCCTGATCGCCAGACTTCCCCGGCGTGGCCACCACAGCGCCATACACCTGGCTGGTCAGCAGGGCGTCATAGAACGCCCGGTAGTTTGGCTCTGGTGGGGGTGGGGGCGGCAGGTCCATCACGCTCCAGCCCCAGCGCCATTCGCCGGCCTCCAGGTCCACCGTGCGCGTCTGGCTGGCCTGCTGGCTGGGGAGGATCTCAGGGGCGGGCTCGCGCACCACCCGGAGCACTGCGTAGCGGGGGTCGAGCTGCTCGACCGGCTGATCATCCGCCCTAGGGTAGTCCCTGATCAGGCTGGTCTCTGTGTCGAACAGGACGAGGCTTCGCATCACACCCTCCGCACGAACAGCGAAACCTTGAGGCCCGCGCCGGCCACCGTGCTACCGATCTGGTCAATGTCGATGCTGATTTCGGCGTCGTCCGCAAGGCTGGAATCTGTGATCGTCGCGGCGCTGGCCGCGGTGGTGCTGGTTAGCTCGCTGGCGTCGATGCTGAGTTTCGTGCCCAGCACGCTGGCGCCTGCCTCGTTCACGTCCACGATCAGCGTTGAGCCGGTCGGCGCTGTGTTCACATTGGCCCGCACCGCCAGCAGCGTGGCGGCAAATGGCATCCTGAATCTGATCTGGTTGGTGCCAGTGGTGAGTGCCGTGGACTCATCGCCCACCGGGATCACGATTACATCGGAATCGCGCTGGTGGGCGTGATCCTCGCGGGCGTAGTCCGTGCTGGTGCCGACCGCTGCAGTGGCCGCTAGCGGCTGCGGGGCGGCGTCAGCGGGGGACGGGATCGACGGCGCCCCGCTCAAATCCGCATAGGCCCCGGTGAATCCGACCCGGGCCATCGCCGCGCCGGTGTTCACCAGGATGGTCCCGGTGTTGACGTTCACCCTCACTACGCTGCCGACCTGTTGCACCTCGCCAGATGCCGGGATCGTCGCCACCATGGCGCCACCAGCGCCGACATAGAGCTGATCGCCCAGTTGATAGCTGTTGGTATTGAAGGGCCTCAGCTCGCCCAGTACCACGGCGTCGCCATCGCCGTTGTTGGCAAGGGTGGTCTCCAGCACGCCGATCGCCGGCATTTTGAGCGGATCGGTCGGGTCGCAGGCCGCCACCGTGATCCGGTCGGTGCCGCCCACGCTGCCGGTCGCGTAGACAGCCGTGCCGGCCGCCAAAGCCCCTCCGCTGGTGTTGCGGACGTGAACGTAGAAGTTCCCGGCGATGCTGCCGTGGATGTGTTGGATGGCGACCGGCGCGGTGCCGGTGATCGTCAGGCCGGTAAATGATGGGCTGTCAGCCGTGCCCAGGCCCAGCAGCGTGCGCTGTGCGGCCGCGTCGAGCGCCTCCACCATGGCGCGGCCTGCTGCGGTGCTAACGCCGGTCCACCAGGCGGCGATGGCCTGCCGCACCCGCTGCGCAGTCCACGCCCGCCGGGTGGTCGCGGTGCCGGCTTCTGCTTCAGCTTGAGAGATGGTGGTGGCGGTCCATTCGCGGGCGTCGCTCAGCCGGGCATCGCTCAGCCCCACATAGGCCGCGTCACCCTCGGCGGCGGTCAGGTAGCCGGGATGCGGATCTGCTGCTGCCGCATGCGCTCCGATTGCCGCTGCCACCTCCGAGTCTCTGGCGATCCCTGCAGGGATGTCCGAATCGCTCAGCGCCGTGGCCGATTGCCGGTATCGGCCGTCGCCCTCCGCTTGGGTCAAGTATTGAGAGTGGGGGTCTGCTGCTGCTACGTGGGCGGCGACCGCACCCAGCGCCTCACGCGCCTCAATCCCATCCTCCAGCTTGTCCAGGTTGCCATCATGCTCCGCCGCTGTGAGCGGCGCGCCCTTGACCAGTCGCCGGATTAGGTTCAGTGTCATACGAACACCCCGGCCTCAAAGACGCCTTCGACATACACCGTAAAGACGGCCTCAATCTGCTCCAGCAGCACGATCGACAGCAGCCCGTCAGCCATCCGCATCGGCTCGTGCCGCACCTTGTACAGCCCGCCGTCCACGGTCACCTGGTCGCCGTAGGCCAGGCTGCCCAGCTCGGAGGTTTCGATGGTCAGGGCGTTCTCCAGGCTCAGCACCTGCTCATCCAGCACGATCTCCGACTTGCGGTCGAACATGCCGAAGGTGCTTACCGCGCCGAACTGAACCACCACTCGGCCCAGCCGCCTGGATGTGGCCTCCCACAACCGCAGATGCAACCTGTCCCAGGGGTTGGCCATGTCAGAAAGTCAGAGGCCCCGCCTGAGCGGGGCCAGGGTTGGTCAGTTCTGGAGCAGCACCCGCACTGTCGTCGCCGCCTGAGCAGCGACAGCCAGCGCATATCCCACCTTCTTGCGGGTGCCGGAGCTGTCAGTACCGGACACGCTGCCGGAGCTGAAATACACCGGGCCGCCGGCGGTGGTGGCATCGCCAGACGCGGCGGTGAGCTTGGGCAGGGTGAACACACCCTCCAGGGCCAGGACGCCGGTGGCGCCATTGGCCACGTCGGTCACGGCCACGCCGTGGAGATCACCCACCTGCACCAGCTGGCCGCTGGTGATGGTGGCGCCGGCGGTGAACTCGATGTACTTGCCGTCTTGGACGTAGTTC